TTGAGGCATATTTAAATAATTATGAAGGTCATACAGGTCAAGGAGATCTTATGACAAAATTTGGCATTTCTTTAAGAGATGAAATAACTTTAACTATTTCAAAAGAAAGATTTGAAGATTTTATTTCACCATTTTTAATGGGTAGACTTGATGGTGCCGAAATTGATCCCAATTATGATGATGGTTCTACGGTAAAAATAAGTTCTAGACCTAAAGAAGGAGATTTAATATATTTTCCACTATCATCAAGATTGTTCGAAATTAAATTTGTAGAGCATGAAAGTCCTTTCTATCAATTAAATAAAAATTATACTTATGAACTAAAGTGTGAATTGTTTGAATATGAGGATGAAATTGTTGATACAAATATTACAGATATCGATGAACTGCTCGATGATCAAGGATATCTTGTAGATCTTACTTTAGTTTCAACAGGAACAACTGCAACCGCAACTTCAACAATTGGAACTGGTTACATTAGGGAAATTTTCTTAAATAATGATGGTTATAATTACACATCTGTTCCAACTGTAGCAATCTCTACAGCACCTGCTGGTGGCACTAATGCTTCTGCTGTAGCAACATTAAAAACAGTTTCTGGCAGCAAAACAATAGATCAGATACTTTTGACTAATGCTGGTGCTGGATATACGGTTGCACCCACAATTACAATAAGTGGGGGTGGTGGAACTGGTGCGGCAGCAACTTGTTCCGTTGGTGTTGGTGTTACTGGTGTCGTTAGTTTGACTATAACTGATTATGGATCTGGTTATATTACTGCACCAATTGTGACCATAGCAGGACCAGGATCTGGAACAACAGCAACAGCAAATTCAATTCTCTATTCCGGAAATCTTTCTTCTAGATTTAATACTGTAGATTCTCTTAGAATTATAAATTCTGGTGTAGGATATACTGCAGCACCTACCGTAACTATATCTGATCCTGCGGTACTATCTGGAATTGGAACGTTTGAACTTGGAGAAAAAGTTACTGGAGGAACTTCGGGTGCTATTGGAAGAGTTAAAAATTGGGATAAGGGCAATCTTATATTGCGTGTTGGAAATGTTTCCGGAACATTCACTGATGGCGAAGTTATAACAGGAGCAGAATCTGGTGCAGTTTATGCATTCAAATCTTCCATAGAGAATGAGACTATTAATGATAAATATCAAGATAACTTGGATATTGAATCTGTGGCAGATTCAATTCTAGACTTTACAGAATCTAATCCCTTTGGAACTTACTAATGTTAGGAACTTATTACTATCACGAAATAATTAGAAAAACTATCGTTGCTTTTGGAACGATGTTTAATGATATTCACATTAAACATGACAATTCTTCCGGAGGCACTTTAAGTGATATGAAAGTTCCTTTGGCATATGCACCCATTCAAAAATTTCTGGCAAGGATTGAACAACAAAGTGATTTAAATAAACCCGTTCAAATTACATTACCAAGAATGTCATTTGAAATGATGGGAATAAATTACGATTCATCCAGAAAAACTTCAGTTACTTCAACATTTAAAGCGACGGACGGATCAAATATCAAAAAAGTATACATGCCCGTCCCATATAATATTAATTTTGAACTCAACATTTTAAGTAAACTGAATGAAGATGCTCTTCAAATTATTGAACAAATTTTACCATATTTTCAACCATCATTTAATGTAACAGTAGATCTAATCAGTTCTATTGGAGAAAAGAAAGATATTCCTGTTGTTTTAAATTCAATATCTCTTCAAGATGATTATGAGGGGGATTATAGCACCAGAAGAGCTTTAATATATACATTACAATTTACAGCTAAAACATATCTCTTTGGACCTGTTGCCGAATCCACAGATGGATTGATCAAAAAAGTTATTGTTGATCAGCATGATGGAGTCGATACACAAACAGCAAAACGATCTGTCAGATATACTGTTACACCAGATCCTATTACTGCCGGACCAAATGATGATTTTGGATTTAGTGAATCAATAGATTTCTTCACAGATTCTAAAGAATATAGTCCAACTCAACAAACTGATATTTAATTAGTATGAATGATAATTATCATAGTATAGATAAAGCTCTTAATGTTGAGAGTGGGATTGTTGATGAAGAATCATCTCAACAATTAAATATTATCGAAAAAAAGGATCAGGATATTCAAAAAGATTACGAGTATACTAGAGCAAATTTATATTCTTTGATAGAAAAGGGGCAAGAAGCAATTAATGGAATTATGGAAGTTGCTGGTGAGGGTGCAAGTCCAAGAGCTTATGAAGTTGCAGGACAGTTGATTAA